AGCTGTCTCTCCTACAGTAAACATATAATCATCTGGCAGAGTAACTGTATACTCTTCTGGATATGTAGTAAATTGATAAGATTTTCTAGTAACTAATGTACGAAGATCATCAATTCTTTTTTGGTCTTGTTCAAATCCAGTTTGCTTGAAATTAATACCAGAATATCTAGTTTTGATAAATTTATCTAATCCAGCCATTAACCAATACTCAATATCTGAAGTAGTAGGTTTTGTTAGATTGTCATCTAATTGATCTATTTCTAATTCAAATGCTGCTTGTAATTCAATATACTTCATTATTGTTGATTATTTGGTTGTTTTACTTGTAATCTATATTTACCTTCAGTAATAAACATATTAACTGCTAAATCTACAATTTCACTATGAATTGATTCTGGTAGTTCACATTTACTAGCTCCATCAGTAGTATTAAATCTTAATGGTTTTCTATAGTAAGTTAATGTAACATTACCTAATGTAGTATATGCATCTACTGCTACTTCTATATAGTTATATTTAGTAGTAGGATCTGATACTAATGCAACAGCAGGTTGCCTAATGATAGGTGTATTGTATGCAGTTTTAATAAACTTACCAAGATTCCTATACTTAACTAATTGATTATCTACTCTAACAAAATCTTTGTATTGTTTATATGTACCTTTTACTTTACTAAAAGAATGTACATATAAGAAATATTCTTCAGTAGGTACATATGGTAATCTGTATCTTGTGAAACCATTAAGAGTAGTACCTGTTGCGGTTAACTCTTTTTCTACTAATAAACTCTTAATAGAATCTGTATTTCTAGTATGTATATTGGTTTCAGTTTCCATTTGGTCGTCACCAACATAGTTCATCATTACATACCTATCTTGAGCTTCATTTAGTATTGAAAATATAAGATCAGAGTTAGGTTTCTCATCTATAATAAGATCTGGGCTAATAAGTTGAATTCGTCTTTCGAATTCCATTTGCATTTCCTTACTACTCATATTACTCTGATAATTGTGCTACGTACTGTGGATGTGTTTGAGTTCTTGGAGATTCAATATTCTCAATTGCCATGTCAGCAGCTAATTTAACTACTTCATATTGCATATACTCTGGAATTTCATCTAGAGTAGACGTAATATCTTGATTATTAATCTTTCTTGGGTATGCTAGATAAGTAATATCTATAGTATAGGGACCTACCATAAGATCCCTATCTATAAATACTATTAACTTATTATCTTCCAGTATTGCTACAGGTTCTTCAATCCAAGGTTTATTATTATAAGTTTCTAAGAATCTAGTAGCTTGTTCGTGACTAATAAGTTTTACTGTAGCTATTTTATTACTACCAAAATGTAAAATTCCTTCTAAGAAGTACATACGCTTATCTTGAGTATCATCACCATAAGTAATACTAGATTTGAAATTATTCATAGTAAGTCTATTACTTATAGATTCACTTAGTAAAGACAATCCCTTATCAGTTTTTACTAAACCTTCTAAGTCTGCTACTCTTTTTACATTACCTTCAAATGGTATTCTAAGAGTATTGTTACCAGTAGCTTTAGTAGCTATCTTACTTAGATACGCTGTATATAACCAATAATCAATTTCCTCAGGTAAAAAAGATGGACAACCAGATATACCAATATTAACGGCATTTTTATCTGCTTCAATC